TATGTTTCACTACTATAACTACCAGAATATATAGGATTAGCTTTATCACTTATATCTATTATTGCTAATGAATTAGAACTATAACCAGCAACATAAGCGTAATTATCTTGTATTGCTACACTTTGTGCTCCATTAATATATGCCGAACTAATATAACTACCAAAATATACCGGATTAGCTTTATCACTTATATCTATTATTGCTAATGAATCAGAATTAGAACCAGTGACATAAATATAATTATCTTGTATTGCTACACTTCTTGCATATTTAATATATGTTAAACTACTATAACTACCAGAATATATAGGATTAGCTTTATCACTTATATCTATTATCGCTAATGAACTAGAACTATAACCAGCAACATAAGCGTAATTATCTTGTATTGCTACACTGCTTGCTCCATTAATATATGCCGAACTACTATAACTACCAAAATATACCGGATTAGCTTTATCACTTATATCTATTATCGCTAATGAACTAGAATAAAAACCAGCAACATAAGCGTAATTATCTTGTATTGCTACACTTTGTGCTCCATTAATATACGTTCCACTACTATAACTACCAAAATATACCGGATTAGCTTTATCACTTATATCTATTATTGCTAATGAATCAGAATTAGAACCAATAACATAAGCGTAATTGTCTTGTATTGCTACACTACCTGCTCCATTAATATATGTTTCACTACTATAACTACCTACTAAATCTACACTCATATCATCACCTAACTGTCATTATATACCGAAAAATTTGTTCTTTTATTCGGCACAACATTCAATTTAGCTTGCTCCATCACGTTTTCTTTTAGACTCCGCAATGTTTCTTCAAGTTTGATATAATTATTATTAGATAATTCTTGTTGATTCACGGAATAATCTTGATCGTGTGCTTGCCACTTACAATAATACTTGATACAAACCCTCCACGAATCTTCTGAAATATACTCGTGATAACTTTCCATTATCTTGAGCTTAACATATCCTTGAGCTTCTGTAGTCCACAAATCAACCAAATCATCTAATTCTGAATCTGTAAGACTACGCTCGTTTTCAATGTTAACCAAATCTTTAATACTCCATATTTCTTCTTTTGTCATTGTTGGTATAGCCATTTTATCACATCCTAAAATAAGAGATTTTTACACCTCTCATATTATGAAATTGTTATATCGTATGTTTGAATTGCTCGTGGGTCGATTACCACTGGGAAAAATCCATTTCTCAAAATTAATTGAGCTGTTGGATTTAGTTCAGTTCCTTCATCTATTGCTGGATAATAATCCATTAGTGCGAAATCTGGCAATTTAGTTGTAGGATTTTTAGCAGGGATTGCTCCTTGTCCTCTTCTGAATTGAGTTCTATCCACCAATTTCATCTTAGTACCTTCAATTATTTGCACTCCATTTTCATCAAAAGATAAATTCATTTGTTCTAGTTGTTGACCCATAACTTGACCAATCACTAAAGCTTTTTCATTTGCAGTCAAGCTTCCTGCTACATTTGAATAATTAAGATTTCTCATAGATGTTTGGAATTTAGCATCTTCAAGCATCTTTGTTGCTATTGTTTCGCCAATCAAAAAATCGGTAGGTAATTTCCTGTTGACTTTTTGAAAGTCTCTCAATGCTTCACTCACTATTTTGATTATTCCATTTGAAGTTGAGTAAGTTTTTGAGATTTCTGTTGGTATATCAAAATCCCAATAGTCAACTCCATTCGCAAAATAAACCTTTCCATCATTGATTATTTGACTAGCCATTATGTTAATTCTTTCTAATATGCTTTCTTTTAAGATTGCGAATTTGTCAGCTGCTAACATTTGTGACGTAGGAACTGATTGACCATCTATAAGCCATTCTTCCAATCCTTTTGGTTGCATCTGTGTTAATTCTTCCGCAGTTAATGATTGAATAGCTTCAATTACACCAGGTTTCAATGATACCGTTACAAAATAAGTATCTTCAATTTTGCTAACTCCGTGATTCCCACCACGTTTCATCAATTGTGCTGCTTTTGTTTTATCTACTTGGTATCTCCATTTTATAGTTTCTGAAATTGTACCTGGTAATAAAGGTGCTTGTAAAAACATATCTGCAAAAGGTCTTGGGTATGCCGCGGGTAATCCTTTCACCAATCCGTAATTAGTTATAATTTGTGGTGTCGCTGTGTTGTATGTTACTGCCATTTTATCATCCCTCCCTATACTGTCAATTCATAACCGGCTGTTAATCCAGTTAATAATATTTTTCTGTCAAACATTGCCATAACTCCGTACCAATCGCTAACTGCAACTGGTGTTCCAGCTATAAATGTCAATGTACCATCATCTACAAAGAAACCTGCTGTTATTTCTGCATCTGTCATCAATCTGTATAAATATACTGTACCACCATCTACACTTCGCCAAACTTTGTAATCTTCTGCTCCTGCTACTTCTGGCACAGTTACTTTGATAGTTTCACTCTCTGCTACTCCTGCTGTATAAACTGGGGCTAAGAATAAGCCTGTAGTGTCTGCTGTGATTGTAATTTCTGATGCTGCTCCTGTAGAATCTGATGTCAATGTTACATTTGCTGCATCACTTGAAGTTGCTGTTACTCCTACTGCTGTCAATTCCAATGCAGTTATTAATGCCGCATGATTTCCCAATGCTCCTCCCCCTGAATAGTCAAGTGCGAAGGTTGCATAATTTGAAACCCCATCAACTGTGAATTGAACCGATTTTGCAGTAGTGCTGCAATCACCAAGCAATGCATTAACTGCTCCAATATTTGCAACTTCTAATCCTGTTGCTGCTCCTGCCGAAGCTGCTACTGTTGTTACTGTCAATACTGTTGAAGGTGCTGTGATTCCACCATTCACATCTACTGCTGTAACTTTGTATTTGTGAGCTGTTGTTGCTGCTAGTGATCCACCTGCCACTAATGCCCCTGTTGGAATTGTAGGAGTTTCCATTTCTGTAGTAGGTACTACCCAATCAATTCCTGTTAATCCGCTTGCAATTAATTCGCCTTCGTATATAGCTTGTCCGAATGCTTCTGCTGCCGAAGCGTCTACATCTTCATTCAATACTGCCCTTGGTATTCCAATGTCGGTAGCTCCAGAATCACCTACATAAGGCACCCAAGCTTCTTCTGAAATATCATAAGCTATTACTGCTCCTCTTACTGTCAATGCTGCTGCTGTTCCAGACAAGATGTTAACTTGTATAGCTTCTACTTTCCCAGCTATTAATTTATCCGTTGGATTATATCCTGTTTGAGTTGTCAATGCTCCCATTTCTATTTACCTCCATACATTTTATTAGTTTGCTCTGAAATTTCTTTAATTTCATTAAGTTTCTTTTGACCATCTGTAATTTCTTGATCTTTACCTTGCATTTTTGCAAATTCCTTTGTTAATTCTATATCGCCCATAGCTTTTACTTTTGACAATAGATGATCTTTCATTGTTACTTTTTCAGTTTCAGAAAACTCGATTACTTCTGATTCTTTCTGTGACTTTCCAAATGCTACTTTGTAAGCCTCTTGATGCAATGGCAGCACTTTTTTATTAAGTACTTCCTCAAACTCTGCTAGTTCCTTCTCTGTTGTTCTCTCTGCTTCGTATTCTGCTTTAATTTCATTTCTCATTTCTTCTTCTGATTTCACAGGTTTCATACTAAACTCAATCGCTTGAAATTCTGATTTTACAGTTTCAAGTTCTTCATGTGTTAGTTCTTTAATTCCTGCTACTACTTCTTCTACCTTCACTTTTGCCTCCTCGACTTCCTTGGCTTCTGGTGTTTCTTCTACTATATCAATTATTGGTGTTTCTATTGTCACTTCTTCAAACTCAAGAGCTTCTTGAAATTCAGTTCCTTTAATTGCAGGATTTACACCCAAAGGCAATAAAGCAATTTTATTCAACCCTTTCCCAATTTCTACTGATATTCCTTTAATTATTCCATCATCATAATACTTTTGACCTTTCTCATTTAACTCCATATCTGCATAAGCAATATTATTATCTACTCCAAAGTTGTCAAATTCTGCTATACCTATTGGTTCTTTTCCTTCTGCTTTCCATTTGCTAGAATGAATGAATATCCCTTGTACTTTTTCTTTAACACTTCCAAACAATTCATTTACTCTATCTAATGAGAATTCTCCCTTTCCTGCAAAGTTACCTACTTCAAATACTTTTACTCGTTTTTTCAATCTCTCACCTCCCTTTTAAAGTGATATAAACGTAAAAAAGGGGCTAAACGGTTTTACCCATTTAGTCCCTTGTTATCAAGTAGACTTTAATCTACTTAATTATACTATATTTTTATCATAAAATCAATAGTTTATACACATTTTATCATACTTTCTCAAATAAATCATACACCATTGACATTTCTTTGTGTTTGCTTACTTCTATTAATATAATTTCTTTTGATTCAGCTAACACTTTTATTACTTCATATTTCTTTTTTTTATATTTATCTTTTAGCTGCTTGTTACTCTTGAATTTTACTATATCACCTTTTTTCATTTTATCCTCCTAAAAAAATTATCTTTGTTAGTTCTTAATTCTCACGCAAACTACTACTCTATCATCTTCAAACCTCAAATTTCCAAACTTAACATTATCAATTATCTTTTGCATGTCTAGTTTATCTTTGTAATAATAATATTTATAACAGTCCAAATATTTCGACTTTCCCTCATATCTCACCAACTCAACGCTATCATATTCTGACCTATACTTTTCTATCAATAATATATTCAAATAATCACCTCTTCCCATTCAGCACATAATTAATAACTAACTTTTTATATTTATTATTCATCTTTTTGTTAATTCCTACCATTCGCCTCTGTGGAATATCGCCCCAAGGAATAGGACTGCCCTTCTTAGTTCTTCCATACACTCCCTTTTTAGCTCCGAATTGATGCGTAGGTGCATATTTTAGATTAGTTCCTATCTTTGCACTCTTATTAGTTGAATCAATTGTAAATGAAGCTTTAAGCCGTCCAGTATCACTGAGAGGCTTGTCTCCTTTTCTTCCACCATCTAATCCAAGAACTGCGTTTTTTAATGTGCTGTCAACTGATAATAAAGCCCACTTTTTACCATCGGGATCTTTTGCAGATCTAAAGTTCAAGTCCTTCCGAGTCTCCATATCTTGTGATATTATAGCCATAACAGGTTTAAGATTAGATACTCTTTTCAGCTGATCCGCTATCATCTTTTTTACTGCTGCATCATTTATATTTATTGTTGATTCCATTATATTACTCCTTGTTGTACTCTGCTTCTTTATCTGTTGCTATTTGCTTCAACTTCTGTTTTTGATTAGCTGGGTTGTTGTCAAAGTCTGTCTTCTCTATAGCTTTTAATGCATCTGTAGCTCCTTCTGTACCATTTGATACCTCTAGTCCTAATTCTTTTACCTGCTCATCTGTTAATGCAGTAGCAATCGACCTACAAGCATAATGGTTAGGTGGATATATTCTATTCCATATAAGATTATCTGATCTATATACTTTGTCTGCCAAATCTGTACACACTTTTGATCTTCTAGAATCATCAATGGTATTATATAGCAAATATTCAAATACATCTTTTGTTAGCTGTTGTTGTTCATACCTTCCTGCATTGTATGAACTTAGCATATTAGTTCTAAATACATTCTGTAAGTAGTAGCCATCTTTTGATATACCTGACTTTTTCAGAACGTCTGGAATGTCTCCCACAAAGTCTTTGAATGTCCCACCTTCTGCCAAAATTTTATCTAATGCAACTTTCATTTTTTTAGAAACTTCTATATCAGTTATTTTCTTAACCCAGAAAGTTTTCGCTATTGCTTCCCCTGTTATTTCCTCAATATCATCATATAATCTTGGTATTTTATCCGCAAAAAATTTTATAGCTTCTTCAAAAGGTAAATCAAATAATTCCTCTGTTGTATACTTTACCTCTTCGAATTCTATTTCATCTGAATATATTTGTGTGTATATCCCAAACAAATTATACCGAATCATAAACTCATCAAAATCTGTTTTGCTAAAGTCTGTTGTGATTTTGTCTATATCTGATTTACTCTTGATTTTGCTGTATTTTTCTTTGTATTGCTTTGCAATTTGTGCGGAAATTAAACTAATTTTTTTCTGTGTTACCTTCTGTAAATCTTCATCTATTTGTATATCACGGCTTTTTATATCGTTTAAAGTCTTTTTTTTTTCAAACTCAATCAAAGGTTGCATTTCTAAAATTGACAATTCCTCTATCGGTATCCCAGTTTCTTTTGATATATATTCTATGCTGACTTGATACCCCAGATCCTTGATACCTTTGTAATTTTCTATTTTCTTATTGTTCAACTCTTGTATTCCATTCAAATTTGGTTTTTCATCTAAGCTGACAATGTAGTCTTTGTAATTGAATCCAAATATTAGTGATTGATAATACACTAAATATTCAATCCACTCTTCGACATATTTTGTATATGAATCCACAACGCTATCTAATAGCTCTTTCCCAACCTCTCCACTACTATAACTACCACTTTCGCCAGCTGTATATGTAATTGAACTTCCTAGCAAGTATTGTGATATTTTCTTTTCGCATTTGTCAACAGTATCCATATGCATGTCGTTTGTAAGATTTTCAAGTGATATGAACCCAAAATCGTGGTTCAATCCTTGCATTTCTCCTGGGTTCTTTGGAATAGCCATAACACTGCCAGATGCTATTGCTTTGATACCTTCTACCATATTATCTAGGTCACCATTGCTAGTATCTTGATTATATACAAACCAAGTAATGATACCACCATATTTCTCTACTATTTCATTTGCATAATCTAGTGCATTATTCTTAATTTTCCAAAACTTGTATAACGGCTCTAATTCACTCCTGCCATTGATCTGTATGTCTGTTGGTCTATTCATTGGTATTAAGTATTTTCCTAGAGGAAGTTGTGAGTCTGCGTTGACCCCAGATATTCCACCATTTCCATACGTCAAAACCCATTCGTATCTTTCTAACTCGTCATTCCAACATTGATAATACCAACTATTTGGCTTTTCTTTCAGCTTATTCATTGTTAAATCGTCATTGTATATTATTTCTTGCACAGAATAACCTTTAAATTTTGAATCAATAATCACATCAATTGTATTGTTAAGATTAATATTATCGAATTGTTCTATCAAAGAATCCTTGAACTTGCCATCATCACCTTTAATCGATAATATCTTTGAGTTCACACTTCTTTTGATCTGATCTATATTGCCCTTGATATCAATATCAACCAGCATTTTTTCTATCTCTGCTGGTGTAAAATTCCAGTCATAACTTGATAAAGCAGTAAATATAGTATTAAACACCTGTCCTAACCTGTTGCTTTGTTCCTGAGTTAACTTTTCCTTATCTATCTTAATATTCTCTGCCACTTTCCCCTCCCGTTAATCAAAATATACTTTGTATAATATTTTGTCTGCTTTGTTAATGTGTACGGTTCCATTCGGCATTGATATATAAAATCTTGCGGAATCACCTGCACTTATTTCATTTTCGTTTATAGCCCCGAATCCAACAAACTCATAACCATTTTCTATTATCACACAACTGATTATAACATCATACATAGTAGAATCACCAGTATTTATAATAATTCCTTCGACAACTGAATTATTATTATATCCTTGTGTTATTTCAGATAATTCATATGAAGTGTGTGATGCATCCGCTATTAATTTATCTTCCTTACATCCTGTTATTAATATTGCACATGTACACAGTATTAATATTATTTTTTTCATAATTACCCCCTCTTTTTCCCTTTCGCCCAAGCAATTCCACCCTGTGATGAACTGAATAAATCTTTGCTATATCTCAACGCTGCCATAGCATCATCAAAAACGTCTACTGGATCATCTGTGAATTTCCCTTGCTTGTTTTGTTTCCACATCCAGGCTCTCGCCTCTTTCCAAGTATTAACACATTTTACATTAATATATATTTTATCAAACTTTTGTAAATAATTTATTTGGTCATTTACACTTCCTGCATACTTTTTTACTCCTCTGGCATTGTATCCAGATCTTTGCCAGTCTATAATCTTATCTGGTTCTGCACAATCACAAATCATATTTAATCTTTTCTCTAAATGTTTTCTATCCGCTAATTCCAAAATATCACTCGTGGTTTTTTCATTAACATATATTTCATCAAATACATACAAGCAATTATCCTTTTCAGCTACTGATAAAATAGCATTATAATGATTGAATCCGAAATCTTGGCTATATCCTCTATTATCAAACAATCTAAAATTGAGTTTCTTTTCATCAAAGTCAACCTGTTCTACATTTGTTAATATTAATCCACCTCTAGTACCAAATTTACCTCTCCTATACACTTCATACAAAAATGGATTAGTGTCTTTCAATTTCTCTATTACTAATTTTCTTTGTGGCTCTATAAAAGCATTATCATTATAAGTAGAACATATTACAAGTATTTTATACCCTACCAACTCACCATCTATTTTTTCTGATATATTTATCTCCCAAACTTTTGGCTCACCATCTTCAAATGTTTCCAATACTTTATCTTTCTTTGATTTTACAAACCTTCCATTAGTGAAATGTTCCTCGTCAATTGGATTAAATGTCAATATTATTTTTTGTTTTCCTTTTCCTCTTAATAATATCATTAAGTTTTCAAACTCAACCTCTGTTAAATCCTCTGATTCCTCAACCCAGATACAATTTATGCCTTTTATTGACTTCAAATTTGTTGGGTTATCTAAACCTCTAAATATTGTTGTGTTCCCGTTTTTACATTTAATTTCTAATGGGCTTTTCAGACTGTTGAAATTGTGGTCTTGCTCCATTACCGTGATTCCATCTGTTATTTCTTTGAAAACAGAATCCTTACAACTTGTGTAAGTTTTCTTTACTACCATTCCTCTGAAATAACCATCTTGCATCATCATCATAGGAAAATACTGCCCACCTACAAAATAACTCTTGCCGCTGTCACGTCCACCATAATTCACAATAACTCTGGCATCTGTTTCTACTATATGAGAATATATATCATTATACTCTATATCCATCATTTCCCTTTCTTGACAGGTATGAAATTAATACTTGAATCTATTTTACCGCTATGTTCTAGCTCCTGTTTGTCTCGCCATTCTTTCCGCTTCCTATTCTTCAACCAAAATATCTGTGCTGTAATGTTCCCCTCTTTTGCAGCTTTAAATAATGCATTTTCAACCTGTCTGTCTGCTATATCTTTGTTCACTTTTAAGACATTAGATATATTAGGATATTTCTTTTTCCATTCCCATAATGTAACAGTGCTAATACCCATATTATGACAAATCTGTGCTTCCGTCAGTCCATCCATCGCCCAACCTTGAATCCTTAATAGGTTTTGAGGTTCTAGCCATTCTTTATATTTAGATTTTGCCATTGTTATCCCCTACTTTATAATTTCGGTTTTTATATCTTCCCATTTATACTCTTTCCCATCTCTAATCAACGTTATATCTTCCTTGCCTAAGTTGTGGTATCTTTTAACTATTACATCCGTCCACTTTGACTCATATTCCATAACATTGCAAATTCTATTCAATTTATCACTAGCTATTAATGTTGAGCCACTACCACCAAACATATCTATCACTAAATCGTTTTCTCTACTACTTGATTTTATAGCTCTTCCGCATAGTTCCAATGGTTTTGGTGTTGCATGTCCTCCTGCATCTTCTCGTTCTTCTCCTGTTGTTCTTTTGAAGTTCCAAACATTATTTTGGTTGTCGTGGGTATTGTTAAAATATGCCCTTGTCGAATAGTATTCTTTTTTAAGCTCGTCATATTCTTTTTTAAGCTCGTCATATTCTTTTTTAAATGCGTCATTCCCTGTCTTTTCTCTTTGCTTGTCTGCTTCCGCCTTCATCTTATTATATACTTCTTTAGTAGGCATATTAAACTGGCTCTTAGATGTCCAATGGTCACGATTTAAATCTGAATGTCCCACAACCTTTTTCATATCTGGAATACTCCAACCCATATCAAGTCTACCTTTTAACAAATAATCCCTTATTGGTTCCCATCCGTTAAAATAATTATCAGCATTATTATTGAATCCTTGAACTCCACACATAACAAATAAACACTTTTCATCAGCTATTGGGTACATTCTAAATTCTTCTGCCATTTGACCCTGACCATTACCCTTATTCCAAGTTATTAAGTTTCTAAATGTTGCTTTCTGTGTTTTTATCATAGGTTTTAATATTTCGCTGTAAATATCCATTAAAGGCTCATCTATCCCCCAACAATACCAGCTACCATTTT